ATGCTCGGCGGCTTGCTCGCACTCTCCCTTGGCGCCCAGGCAGAACCCTCGCATCTGGACAGCGTCATGCAACAGGGTCAACTGCGCGTCTGCACCACCGGCGACTACAAGCCCTACACCGTCAAAGCCGAGGACGGCGAGTATTCCGGCATCGACATCGCCATGGCCCGCGCCCTGGCCGACAGCCTTGGCGTCAAGGTCGAGTGGGTGCCCACCACCTGGAAAACCCTGATGCCCGACATGCTCGCCGGCAAGTGCGACATCGCCATGGGCGGCATCTCGGTCACCCTGGAACGACAGAAAAAAACCTTCTTCAGCAGCATCCTCGACGTCGACGGCAAAATCCCCCTGGTGCGCTGCGAAGACCAGGCGCTGTACCAGACCGTCGAACAGATCAACCAGCCATCGGTTCGCCTGGTCGAACCTGCCGGCGGCACCAACGAAGCCTTCGTCCACGCCTACCTGCCCAAGGCGCAATTGCAACTGCACGACAACGTGAGCATCTTTCAGGAACTGCTGGATAAAAAAGCCGACGTGATGATCACCGACGCATCGGAAGCGCTGTACCAGCAGAAGCTCAAACCGGGCCTGTGCGCAGTCAACCCCACGCACTACATGCAATACGGCGAAAAAGCCTACCTGCTGCCCCGCGACGACATCACCTGGAAACTGTACGTCGATCAGTGGCTGCACCTGGCCAAGGCGACAGGCAACTACCAGAAGATCCTGCGCCAGTGGCTGGCGGTGCCTGACGTCAAGTAACGGATCGTTTTTTTTCGCACAAAAAAGGGCGTTCCCAAAGGAGCGCCCTTTTTCATTGCGGACCGCGTATCAATCGTCGTGCAGCAGACCTGAGCCGTATTCGCCGAAGCTATTGCCGAGTGCGCTGCCATGGAAATTCATCTTGGCGGGATTGCTGCTGGTCGGCCCCGGGCCAAAGCCGGCAGGCTGTACCGAGTCAACCGAATAATCGCTGTGGGTACTCACCCCCGAACAGGCGCTCAACAACAACGCACCGGCCATCACCGAGACTTTGACGAGGTTTGCGATCATTTTTTGATTCCTGTGGGTTGAGGCGCGGGGGCATGACCTTTGGTGGTTATCCTATGCCTCGGCTCAACGAAACATCATGAAACTTTTCGGCAAGTCAGCGTTGGTTCAGGAATTGCGATATCTCAAAAATCGGTGCCAGAGATCAAAAAGAGCAGCGTCCTACACGACATCAGGAATTGTCCGTACACTCCGCCATTGCTGCGCCTTTGCCACGAGTCCTATAGTCCGGCCCACGCCCTTACGGCGTCTCGGGTTTGGCGACTCGATTGCAATTGAACTGAAGCCTTCGACAATTTCGGAGCGCTTCGGAACGCACCTAGCTGCCTGTTTTATGGTGGCTGTGCGCGGGAGACCCCAGGGTCTGCCGGTTTCTCCATTGCCCGGTTCGCCAACCCGCGTACGGCTACCACCCTCTCGTTTGGCGACGATTGAGTGATAGCTCTCATGAACTAATGGAGCTTCACTTATGAATGAGTACATGGCTTTAACCAGCAATGCCGATGACCTGCCCTCGCTATTCGTCAACACCACCCAACCTCTGCATTCACTGCTCAGCACCGCCAGTTACAGAATTCGAGCGGTAACGCAGATTCTTGAAAATCTTGCGATGCGAGGTGACATCACCAGCGATACGGTGGTTCTCAGCGACTTTGCGTTGTTGTGTTGCGTACCGTTGCGCGATGGTTGCGATGTGTTGGATGTGATTGCGCGGCGGATGGATGCTGAGTCGTCCTGACGCAAAAAATGGGGCGCCTTACGGGGGCGTCCCTTTGCATTCATGATTACTGCTTGGGATGAAAACGTGCCGATGATGGATTGGAACCACTTACCAACATACGCCCACAAATAAAGGCTAAGAAGGCGATCAAAAAAACCTTTGTACCAATTTCGTACCAGTGATATTCGCTCACCATTAAATTCCGCCTCCTCTCTCCCTCGTGTAGCAAATTTTAAGCAACCGTTTTCGGCTCCAATCCCAGGCACTGTCACAGCTGTCCTATTTCCCTGGAAACTGTGTTGGCCCTCCACCAAGCGACTCGTTGGATGAGTTTTCAAGCTGCTACACTTTCCTTCTCACGGAGGAATCGCGATGCCCAATTCAGACCTACTCCCTTCTCTGCTGTTCAAGATCAAAGAAAACCAGCTCGCCCTGGAAGCCGCCATCATGGAACTCACCAACTGGGTCGAGCAGCGTGGAGCCGCCGATGTTGCCGACAACGTGCGTGCCGCTCTGGAAGCCATCGACAAGAATGAAGAGTTCATCAAGATGACACTCGCGGTGATGATGACGCCGGAGTGACGGTCAGATCTCGGCCAAAAACTGCCTATCGAAAGCGCCTAGAAAATCTGAGGCTATTCAGTGACACCCTCTTCCTATTAACCGAGCAGGCATGGCATTCTGCTCTTTGTGTCGGACTCTTCATGCACCCTTATAATCACTGGGAGCGAATAAACCAAGTCCATAGGCTGACCCTTCATCTCTCAGTGATAGAGACTCATCCAAAACAAGCCCTTTCTCGGAAGCCCAGCGGTAGCGTATTGAAGCTGACGATCCGCGCTATTGCCAGCCGTTTGCTTCGGATCTGAGAAGCGTAAATAACTGTAGACCTTTGCGGTCGAGGGCTGCGTTAGATTTCCAATTAAGTGCCGGCCTGATCATTTTTCGTAGAAACCTTTTTAACCTTATCTAAAATCCCATTCAATGACTCGAACATTTCAACCATATGATTCATATCGCCCGACTTAGAATTCAACGCTTCAGGCCATTTTATCTCTTCCGCCAAAACTTTTAGAATCTGAACTTTTGACTCAGCCACGCCCTCAGCCCCCTCTACAGAGAACTCTTTAATCGCATAATATGACAACATGTAACGATCAAATACGGACTTAACTTTCATAAACTGAACCGATGAATCAATAAAACTTCGATACTGCCTCAAAAACCAAGCCGCCAAAAACTCCACGACAAGAAATGTGAGAGAGCAAGAAATTACTCCATATATCAATGGTTTGTTTACTCCCCAAATATGAGCAACCAATTGCCAAACAAAAATCGACGCAACATAGAAATATATACCACGACGCAAATACATTGTACCTGTATCCAGTAGCTTCGAAGCTTTCTTGTCCGACGTCTCGATATGCATATCGAGAGATTTTGTTAACCCGTGAATGTAATACTCGATGGCGCTTGACTGATGAAACTCCGCTTTAGGAACATCTACGACCGCTTCTTCCTGCGCTTTATTTACCCCACTGTCCCTTGATGCCTTGAAATGCAGAAACTCCTGTCTAAGCTCGGACAGTCTTGAGTCAATCTTACTCGAACTAGCGCGCTCATCTATGTCCACAAAGCTTGAAGACAGGGGCTGCTGATTAACAAACATTTGGTACTGCAAAACAACAAACAAAACCGCCCCAACACCAAGACCGGTAACGACGACCAAAGTTTTGTAATCAAATGAACCCCACATCCTTTGCAGGATATCTGACTCAAAATCACTTGGAAATGTTATCAAAAAGATCGACAAGAACATAGCAATTACAGTTGCAAATAAATATTGCATACTCTTATAAAGCTTGAGTTTTTTAGCCCGCTTACTGGGAGTCCATTTATAAACAACGTCATCCGAGTCTTTTAAGAAGGAACCTTCAGCGTCTAAGGAATCTTTAGGCTGATGTCCGAACCCGTGAGCATTTCCACTGTGATACCTGTTATTCATGCGATTAACGCTCCATGCATCGGATACATGCGAATGATTATTAGGATAACTATTACTTTTACGGGTTTTTGTACACCGACTAGAATCGCGTGCCTTAAAATGTCATCAGGGCGAGCCCTGCATGTTGTGAGTATATGAGCAATAGCCCACGTGTAGGGTTTGTTTCGTTAGGATGACCTCAAGAACACGTTCATCTGATCGCCAAAGCGTCTGCTTGGACGCGACTCCATATCCGTGAGAGGCTTTTGCACGGGAGGCGCATTGTCCTGCACAACCGGCTCGTCAGCACCGAACATCGCCCGGCGCATCTCTTCTTCAGTTAGTTCTGGGTTCATGCCGATTCTCGGAGGGATGTTATAAGTAGCTATTACGATACTATCAGCATGACGAATTTCTCCAGTAGCGAGTCTCCTCTTGATCAGCTCTGACGCCTGGCGACCGTGGCTGGAGGATTTAGGTTCGCTGTGTATCGATGCTTCCAGTGAGACCGAACTACAGCTGACTGAGGCGGCAATCGGCCAATCGCAGCCCTTTGTGACAGACAGCAATCGGCCAAAAGCGGTCGGTGGACAAACTATGGCAATTAGGTGGTGTCCTGCTACCTTTACTGCAGTCGGGCTTGCCGTCACCCCAAGTCGCGTTTCCCCTCGATAGATGGGTCAAGGACTTATAGGACGACAAGGAATGTTGTACGGCACGCCATCGTGACAAGAAACGCGATATGGAGAGTAAATGGAAGGCCTGAATAGCAAGCACTGCTCAAAGTGTGGCGAAGCTGTAATGCCAATGGCTGCTTTTTGCCAAGCCTGTGGTGATCGACTGCCAAGCAGCATCTCCTCCGCTTTTATAGCCTCGGAGGCCACCAGTCAACCTGGAGATCCGACTGTGCCTGTACAGGAGTTCCGAAAGTTACGCGTTATGAACTGGGCCATCGTCGCGCTAATCTCAAGTGGCGCGGCGCTGATGCTCTTTAAGTCACAGTCCTTTACAGGCGCAATGATTATTGTAGCATTAATGGCCTTCATAGTTGGCTCATTCCTGTTAACGGCCGTTGTGCTATCCAGAGAAACCATCTTCTTTGCCGGTATTCCAGTGGCCGCACAACGAAGGAAACTCAAGAAAATCGCTGTCGCGTGCAATGTCACCTTGGGCGTGTTTGGCACGCTGGGCCTAATCACGGGCATTGTTACCGGACAAATTGCGCCATTGTTGTCATCGCTTTTTTATGTAATTCCGCCAGTCCTAAACGTCCGAGCTCTGCGGGCTCTGGTCTTGCCCGGCTAAGCCGTGAACCAAAGTGCCCGCAGTCGTTACACGGCACCTAACCCATCGTTGCGCCGGACTGCCCCATCGTTCAACAACATAACAAACGGTTCCAATCGTTCGCTTCACTCACTCGGGAAGGGCCATAGCCCGCTCCTTAACCTAAACGTTATGAATGTCTGCAAAGGGTCGATCTCAGCCCCTCGCAAGAGGCAAAAATCGGCCAGAAACAGACGGTGGACATACTGGAGGCAAATGGGTAGCGTTAACTGGAAGCGCTTGTTCACGAAGAGTGTTAGACAACCTGAATTCGTTCGCACAGGTAAAAAACGCAATGTAAAGCGGGAGGCGTATGTACAGTGAACCAAACCATCACTCGCGAAACTTAAAACTAATCTCCTTGATGTTTGTTTTGTATTGGCTGCTTGCCTTAAGCCCGGCAGATGACTCAATTAGGCTGTCGATAATAAACTACAAAATACAAAATTCTTCAGCACTATTCTGGGTAGCTCATGCCGTATTGATTTATTTTGCATGGCGATTCCATTTAAACTCAAAAAATAGAATTAGACATGGCTTTAGAAACTCAGCAGCCATTGGGAATTTTTCAAATCAAAACTCTAGCATCTACAAGTCCCTAAAGAAAAAGGCCGAAGGCGATTACATAGAACAGCATATGGAAGCCTTTCAACAAGAGCGCGAAAATTACGCGCAAACGCACAAAATAGAATCTTACAATAAGGAGTACCTTTCGGTTACCCCGTTAGGTTTTGGCTATGAAGGTGATCAATTAAGGCTCGAGTATCAGATTCAATATGATAGAGGGCAGCATGGAGATTTATACTTCAGAAACTATAAAATATTTTACGGGCGGTATCGTTGGTTGTGGTTTAAATTAGGGAGATTGGTCAAATTTATATTGGGGAAGGAGGATAGTCCTGACTATGTGATTCCTTGGATTTTGTTCATGTGCGCAATCACAACTAGTACCCTTAGTCATTTCGGCATCACAGCTCTAAACATATTTAAGTAACGCAGCTTCGTGCTTGCCCCCATCCATGAGGTACGTCGCGAGGTACGTAAGGGCTGCAATCGGCCAACTTCAGGTAATGCTGACCGGCAGCTAAGGGACTGCAGCCCTTCGCGACAGGCAACAATCGGCCGATTCTGTTGAAAAAGTCGGCCATGGTTTGCTCAGCGGAAAAGTGCGCGTCTGAGATTAAAATCTTTACTTTGGGCAGAGGCTTCCGGACTCAGATTTCACGTAGCAGCGTGCAAAAAAGGCGTTTTCACCGGTCAATGATCAGACAGTTTGGGCGGATCGACTTTTTCAACAGAATCGGCCAGAAGCAGTCTTTCAAGCATATTTATAAAACGTGGGGCGTTCCAAAGACTCTACGGCAATTGAGATCTGGCAGATGAAAAATCGAATAACTGACAAGCTCCTATTTTGTACTCTCTGATAGTCGTAACGCATTAGCCCATCAGGAGGAGTTTAATGTAGCAAGGTTCGAGTCCTTGTTCATCACACCAAGCCCGTAGTCGCGCACCGTCAAGGTCCACGTACCCACTACCATCATCGAAAGAGGCAATCAGCGCCCGATCCGCCACCACTTGCAAAGAGCCTCCTTTTCTACTGAAGGTGCTAGTGCTAACAAGCTCTGTGACAGTCTCGTCCAATTCAGCGCTATGGTGGTGCCGAATGTATTCGGCAAGGGATTGATCGAGCTGTAGAGAGCCGCCTCTGAAACTGGCGAACTCAGCTAAGGCAACAGCTGCGGAGCTCAGTTTGGCAGGCTCCCATACTTTGAGAGCCGGTCGTTGCAAATTATTTTCGGAGTAATAAATCGACTTCAATTGGAGCGTGGCGCTGCCATCTTGATCAACACGATGAGCCGATAGCAACTCCTTGATATTTTCATGATCCATGTCAAGACCGAAAGGCATACGCACACCGAAAAACGTTGAAATCTTGGTCCAAAGAAATTCGAGGAGAATTCGAGCCACATTGTGCCTAGCGGATGCTAATACTACCCACTCATCCTTTACTCCGCAGGCAAGATAAGGACGTCCCGTGCACTTAACTAAAGTGAAGTTGCCGGCGGTAATCAATGAGGGCATTAAGTCTGGCGATACGTTGCTTTCGGCTCCAGCGTCACACTCAACTATATCCAGCATTGCTTCTCGAAGCCCTCGTTCAGTACTGTAGCCATCGAATCCAAGCAACACTGTGACCGGAGCGTACAATTGCCGAGCGAGTATGCCAAACATTATCTTGTCTTGAACGGATAAGGCATTCAACGCTGCACTGTTGCGAGGGCCGGCGCACCCAGTTAGTTTCTCGAACGACTCTCGAGCCAAATCGAAGTCAAAATCTTCCCCCGCCTCATACCGGGCCAAAAAACTCTGCAAAAAAAGGCGCTGGACTGCGGCTAGGTGTCCAATCCCATCAACGAGATCGGCCTTATTCAGGGTCTTCTTTATTTCCAGTACGCACAGCACATTCTCGATGGGATATATATATTGATCGGTCAATGCGTAACGCTGGCCTTCTCCCATGACTAACATGCCATCTATTTGGTTAGGTATCCCCTTGATAAAACCGGATACCACCCGCAAGTCCAGGTCGGGAGGTAAAACGAAACTATTTTCGATACCTGCTTTGGCAATTGCTTCATATGCACTGCCGAGTGTGGGCATATGTGGCATGTCGATGGAGTCGACTTTCTCTCTCTCTGCGGCGATGAAAGCGGTCAACAGCTCTGAGGCGTTCTTGATCATGTCGGGGGACTGTCGAGGAAGATGTAAGGAGTATGCACCGAAATGGCGGCCTTGCCTAAGATGCAGGCACGACGTGACGGTCTTTTGTCATTTGCTCCTGCGACGGTTTTTGACCGAAAACAGTTGCGGGTGAACGTCTGCTCTCAGCTGAAGGCTGCCGCTGGTAATACCGTTGCGATGCCTACAGTGGATAGGGATTCGAACCCGACCAGCACAAACTGTAGCCCGCTACAGGCCGCAAACATCGTAGGTTTCCGGTCGACTGTAAGTATACGGCCTACAGCGGCCTCTGTTTTGCCCTAAATTTGCCCTAAGCCCGACCTATATCATCCTGCTACAGCGTCGGTGACTTCAGCGCTCGACACCCAAATTGCACCCTCCAAACAAGATATGAATGCGTCCAAAGATACGGATGTTTCCCGAACCGTGGTATAGATTTCGTCAAAGTCAAGGTACGAGATAAGACTATGAGTTTCCGCCTCTCTCTTGCGATAAGGTCTATTCACCAACGCGTAAATTTGTTTGAGTTTATTCGTCGGATGGTGGACAAGAGTCTCAATGGTCGGACTTGATGGATCAAAGCCGATTTCCGCCCTAATTCGGTCAAGACTGAGCGCTGGATCCACCCGCTCAAAATGCGTAGACTCGCTCAAGAACCAAGCTTCAACTTCAGCTATAGCTAGAAAAATTTTTATCGTCTGTCCTGGGAACTCTAATCCCTTTGCCAGGCCTGCTTCAAATTTCTCTTTCTCCTCAAAGCTTTTCGGAAAGAGATCTTGAAGCCCCATGATCACATTGAAATCTTGAGAGGCCAGCAACTCTCGACGCTCGAGTATTGAGCTTTTAACAGACCCATCACCTCCACAGTTGACGAGCATCACTACTACGTCTGCTACATCTTCCGGAGGGCCTTCACTTCTTAATTTGCTAAACGCGCCCCCTCGATGTATCCACAGATCAACCCTAGCCTTGCCATAGCCTGCTACTTCGTTAACCAATCTATGGACAAAGTGCAGCTCGGTCTGCCCCTCTACAAATATAGCAATTTTTCTCATTCCGCATTATCCTTGACATAATGCTCTCCGGAGAAGAAATCAAAATTGCTTAGACCCGAGTATGAAAACTCCTCGAAAGTCTCTTTCGAATTACTATAATCAATCGCGTGAACTACTGCCCCTTTACGCTGCAAAATAGTCCAATATTCCAAGGAAACATAGTTCATAACGTAACGATCATTAGAAGACATTACCAATTGAATTTTATGCTCTAAGGCTTTATTCAAAAGCAACTGAATTAATTTTCGGGAGCGCTCGTGGTCTAGCCCCTCACCAATGTCGTCGATGAGTATAAGTGGGCTATCACCTAATTGAGGCTGCCGACCTACCATCGCACTCTGCGTCCAAAATATATTGGCATTGAATTGAACAATAAGAGCTAGGGCTCTGTACAGACCCTGTGACATGGCATCCTGAGACACATAGCATTTTAACGCTCTTTCTTTAATGGCTAACGCCATTGGTGAATTACCGTTGACACTAAAACCAGCAACCGGCACGAGCGTAATATCGTCAATATCATATCCGATGGCATTCATATCACGCACTACGGCATCACGGTACTCTGTCTGAAATCTTTCTTTGGTATTGAAAAAAACTTGACCCGCATTGTCTACCAGCGTACTCACGTCGAGCACTGCAGATGGGTCTGGCGGGGATGCAATTGAAGCACTAAAGCTCGTTTTTCCAAACTCAGAGCCAAATCGGTAGATACACGTAGATTTAGCCCACTTTTTTAAAAGATCAAACTGAGGATGCTGATAAGCATCACTTCGGAGTACTGCCATCAATTGATTAGGATCGACTTTGTATTGAACTCTTTTATCCGTATTTCTTCGCACGACGAAACCATCTCCACTCTCGTCGCGACGCAACACTGTTTCATTTTTAATGCGAAAAATTTCGGTTACTACCCGACCCTCTACAAAAGAAACATTATAAAACTGCTTCTCTTCAGCCGCACCTTTGGGCCTTGTGAAAGAAGCTTCCCAAGTGCCGCTATTAAAGCCGCCTAGCCGCCCTGCAATCATGCCTGCGAGTGCTGAGATGACGTTTAACACTCGACTTTTCCCGCTTGAGTTCTTGCCTACCAGCAGGGTTATATGTCCGAAGTTAACCTTAGTGAGCGCCCATGATGTAGGACTATATTCATGCTCGTGATATGTCAACGATTTCAAATACACTGGTCTTCCTCCCTGTTTTAACAATAAGCTATCTTTGCACAGCATACGGGCGAATTGCCACTGTCAGAGGCGAACTGCACACCGGCCGTAGGTGCGCCATCGCTGCTCGTTTGTATCAGAAAAAACCCAAACCCGACGGTAGGCGGCAGCGGGCTTGCATAGGCAATGGGCAAAGGCGAGGAATTTCCGACCTAGGCGCTTCGATACTAAGCAATTGACACGGCCACGGGTTCGTCACAAGGCGGCCGTGCCCCTCCTTAAAATAGGCCCCCGAGACCTTCTGGCACCCAGTTCATAACAATCAGCTCGCTGCTAACCTCAGCCTTGACCAGTCGCTGGTTGGTATTGGAGTAACGGATATCCAGCGTCTCGAAATGAAAGTCCTCAAATACGCGGCGGATGTCGGGATGATCGTTGATGCTGACCATCACCTTGCCTTTACAACGGCGCATGAAGTCGGCCATGCGCTCGTAGTTCTCGAACGGAAAATCCACGCCATAGCCGGCGGTCTGCCAATACGGCGGGTCCATGTAGTGGAAGGTATGAGCACGGTCGTAGCGTTCGGCGCATTCGAGCCAAGGAAGGTTTTCGACGTAGGTACCGGACAGACGTTGCCAGGCGGCCGAGAGGTTTTCTTCGATCCGCAGCAGATTGATCGCTGGGCCGGTGGTCGCGGTACCGAAGGTCTGGCCAGTGACCTTGCCGGCGAAAGCATGGTGCTGCAGGTAAAAGAATCGAGCGGCACGTTGGATGTCGGTAAGGGTTTCGGGGCGGGTCATCTTCTGCCACTCGAACACCTGGCGCGAGCTGAGCGCCCATTTGAATTGGCGCACGAACTCTTCGAGGTGATTCTGCACGACGCGATAGAGCGTCACCAAGTCGCCGTTGATGTCGTTGAGGACTTCCACGGGCGCTGCCTGGGGCCGCATGAAGTACAGTGCGGCACCGCCGGCAAAGACTTCGACGTAGCATTCGTGTGGCGGAAAAAGAGGAATAAGGCGGTCGGCCAGACGGCGTTTTCCGCCCATCCAAGGGATGATGGGAGTAGACATAAATAGCAAGACCTTTACTGTATGGATAAACAGGTGCTAGGCTCGCCGCGCTTCGTGCACGGAGTAAGAGCCTTGGCTGGACTTGCAGGGAGCATCTGCAGGGACGGCGACCGGCCTGGATGTTGACGCATCCACTCCGGTCGCTCTTTTCACTTCGGTGTTGAGACTTCTTTGGCGTAGGCCTGACAGGCCGCCAAGGCGATCAGTCCTTGGTCGCCGGCATCGGTGATGCCGATAATTCGTTGAGCATGCGCTGGGTCAAGTTGGGCTCTTGTGGGGCCATGAACCACGCTGCCGGGGGCGGTGGTGGCTGACATTGCGCAGCCGCTGGCTGAATCGGTGGCGTCGAGTAGGACTGACAAGCGCACATCAGCAGTGGCAAGGCGGTCGCGCAGGCGACCTTGATCACGTTGGGCATCGCTCAGGGCTCGGTAATGGATTTGTTCGCTGGTCGAAAGCCGCTGCTCCAGGACCAGACGCTTGTCCTGCTCGACGCGCTGTTGCGCGGCCGAGGCCAGGATCAGTTGATTCAAGGTGTCGGTGTGTAGCCGGGCCTGCTCGGCGAGTTGCTTACCGTAGCGCCAATTCTGGACCTGCCAGGCCGACGCGGCAGCACCACCCGCAATTGCAACTAGCAGCCCACCGACAACGATCATTCGATACGGCGCAGGGATCAGGTCGGCGAGACGCATAACACCGCCCTCGCCCGCTCCCACAACTGCAACCGATCCGCCAGACCATTGAGACCGCCGTTGATCTTGCGGGTGATCGCCTCGAATTCGTCCCGATCCGCCAGCGTGTTCAGTTCACGGATCCACCAAAACCACGCGGCGGACTCCGCCGCCCATTGCGGCAGTTCAAGCAGCTCTGGGGTGCGCAGCAAACGTTCGTCACCAAACAACGCCAAGCTGCAACGCAGGTAGTTGCTGTGACCGGTGATCTGGATCAGGCCGCGACCGCGATAGCGCTGGCCATCGCCGTCGGCTTCCGGGGTGTTGCCCAGTCTGACGGCCAGATTGCCGGTGTCGTATTTGCTCAGGTACTGATCGCCACCCAGTTCACGCACGTACTGCAGTTGACCGGATTCGTGCCCGACCTGCGCGAGGAACGCCGCCTGACGTTTCGGCGTGTTGATTTGCCGGTGGAGCATGGCGGCATTTAGCGCGGATACAAAAACGCCCGCTTGGCGGCGGGCGTTGGGCATGATGCGTTGGAGTTGTTGTTCAGTTAACGGCATTCGCTTGCTCCTATTGCTGTGACGGAGGACGTTGCTATTGATCCAGCTGCACGACCTTCAGGTCTTGTGGTGGTTTTTTCTTCTTGCCTTTGGCCTTGGCTTTGCCCTGCTTGCCGCCGTTGCACTCCACGGTGGTCGACCAGCCGGACTGGGTGTAAACCTGTTCGACTGAATCGGTCAGGTACTCACCGTCGAGCCCGTCCTTGAAGCCCTGGGCGTTGATCGAGCGCTCGGCAAAGATGTCCGTGCGCCCGGGCATCTCCAGACGCACGCCGGCACCGGAGCGATTGAACGCGGCCAAGCGGGCCTTGGCCGCCGCCTCGGCAGCGGTTTTGTTGGGGTAGATATGCCGGTCGGTATGCACCGCCGGCAAGCCATCCGGCACGTCGTCGTTGTCCAGGGAGACCACCACCAACTTCCCGTTTTTCTTGTCCTGGTGTTTGGTCGCCACGGCCTTGTGCGCATTGCGATCACCCAGACGAAACTGCCAGCGGCTGACATCGCTGCGCGTCAGGGTGATGGCGCCGAAGGCCTTGCCGCTTGCGCTCTGTCCGCCTTGGCGTGGCATCACCAGCAGCTTGCCCTCGGCCACTTTGGCCGTGCAGTCGTACTGCCTGGCCAGACGGGTGAGAAAGTTAAAATCGGACTCGTTGAGTTGATCCGCCCGGACCACTTTGGTGACCACCGGACACCCTGGCTGCCAGCCGTTGCGCGCAGCAATGTCGGTCACGATGGTCGACAGCGGCACGTTTTCCCAGCTGCCACTGCGGATGGTCTTGCCGGTACCGCGCATGTCACTGGCCTTGCCCTTGATCACCAGCGTGTCCGGCGGTCCCGAGATCTCGACCTCGTCGACCACGTAACGCCCCATGCGGGCCAGCGCCGTTTCGGCGTAGCCGAGGTAGACCTCGATGGCACTGCCGCGTGACGGCAACGTCACCTGGCCATCGCGATCATCAATGCGCAATTCGAACTCGTCGGACTCCATCCCAGGCTTGTCCAGGGTGCGCAGTTGGATCAGTCGATCATTGATCAAGGCCGTGATGTCGGCGCCATCGGCGACGATGCGAAACCTGGGGGTCATGGATTTTTTCCAAAAAAAAACCCGCACAAGGCGGGCATGAAAGTAAGGAGCTTGAGTTATCAAGCGGCACGAGTGTAGACCATCAATCCCATAGCGTGACCTGTTCCTGCACAGGTGTCGCCAGGTCCGGCAGGGTAATCACCACGCCGGCCCGATAGGGTTGCGGCTCGTCGGCCAAGCCCTGATTGGCATCCAGCACCGCCTCAACACTGCCGGCCAGATGGCCATAAAAGTTATGGCAGATGGTGTCCAGCAGATCCCCATCAGACGTTCTGCATGTCATCGCCATAGCGTACAAACTCCAGAGTGAACCCTTGTTTACGCGGAATCCCGCCGTGCATCAGTGCGCCCTGCTCTTCCGAGATGGTTTTCAGGCACCAGGTGCCCATGACATCGCCGTAACCGGTGGTCAGAGTTAACGGCTTCAGTTGAGCGCCGATGCTGCGCAAGGTGTCGAGCTGCTTCAATCCGCCCTTGAAGCCCGGGTAAATCGTGCCCTTGAGGGTGATTTTCTCTTCGCCGATGCCCACCGCCTGCTGTGCCGGCCGACGCGACAGGCGCTCTTGCGAAGCCCAACGAAACTCGGTCGAACGCGACAGCTCGTCGAAGGCCGCCGTGTCCAAGTTGAAGTAGTACGGTAGCGCTTTGGGATCCTGCGGCTGAATGATCAGTAAGTGCGGAAACGGTTTTACTGCTTCCGGCGCCGGCGTGGCATCGGTGGCAAACGCACTGGTGGGCACGATGTTGGCCAGCGACGGGCTGACCTTGCCGGCGATCTTATTGATCGCCGTCGCCGCCTTACCCGCCTGCTCCTTCAGCGTGCCCATGCGCTCCTGCACTTCCGTGGCGGCCCGGGTAGCCCGCCCGTAGGTGGCCACCACCTGCCCAACTTTGGCTTGCGCCGCATTCACGCCGCGCATTACCCGCTGCAGCTTGGCGCCGATTGCCGGCCCCACGAACGGAATACTCTCCAGCTCGGATGCGGCACCGGTAATTTCACTGATCGCACCATTGACCGGGCCGAGCATGCCATCCGCACTACGGCGTCCGGACTCCCCGGCTTCGACCAGGTACTTGAGGCCAGCCTGCAATTGCTCCATGTAAGCCATGGGTTCTCCTTACAAGTGGGGTTCATCGAACAACTGGCTCGACGCGTTCTGTTTCGCGGCGTCGGCCATCATTCGCTGCATGTGCGGCATCAGGTCCTGAGCCAAACGCTGTGGGTCTTTAACATCGCCTTGCACCGTGACCGGCATGCTCAATGAGTACTGGAACTGCTGATCCACTTTGGTCGGTGCCGGTTTCGCTGGCTCTTTGGGCGGGATCACCACCGCCGCTGGTTTGACCGGCGCCGGTGTCGCCAGTGCGCGGGCGACATCACCCAAGGCCGGGCTGGGTGACACGGCCGGAGCCGCCATCAACAGCGCACCGGGCTCGTTCGCCCCGTTGAAAGACCGTCCCATGGTGGCCAAGCTGGGCACTACCGGACCGGGCCGAGGCGCCATCAGCAACGGGGTTGCGGGAGCTGGTGGCTTTTCTTCCTCGCCTCCAAACCACGATTTGCCTACGACTCCACCCAGTGCGGTGCCGCCCATGCTGCCCAGGTACGCACCGACCAAGCCGCCAATCGCGGTACCAATGATGGGCACCACTGAGCCGATGGCCGCACCGGCAGCGGCGCCGGCCATGGTGCCCGCCAGCGAACCCGCCGCCGCACCGTAACCTTCGGCTTTTTCATCTTTTGTTTCGGCATTCATGTACGTGTCGACGGCCATGCTTCCCGCCTCCAACAACGAGCCGCCCGGGATCACTTTGCCCACCTTGCCGACCTTCCCCACCGTTCCCGCCACCGCCGCCACTTTGGCCAGCACGCCGCCGGTTGGCGGCAGCGGTACGGGTGGACGCGGCAAGGGAACAGCCGGCCGAGGCAACGGCACCGACGATGGCGGAATGCGTACCGCAGGTCGCGACAATGACACCGACGCTGCAGGCACAGGCAGCCGAGGACGTGGCACCGGTACCGGTGCAGGCATCCTGGGCACGGACATTGGCGATCGCGGTACCGGTATTGCCGGTCGAGGCACTGGCACCGGTGGACGGGACGGACCGCTCGGCCTTGGCGGCATGGCAACCCGACGCCGCCGCAAGGCATTGCGAGGAGCCCCTGGACTACGGCGCCGATTCTCAAACGCCCCCCCGCCACCGCCGCCCAAGGCCGATGCGTTCACCACAAACACTTTCCTGATGGTGCCGTCTTCCAGACCGGCTTGCACCTCACCGTCGCCGGTGGCCTCCTTGGCAAGTGACACCACCTTGAGCCCGGTCGCTACCAGATCGAGACCACCGGTTTTTTTGCCCTCCTGTCCATCAGCGGTGTCACTGACCTCAGGCGCCCCCTTGAAGGCCGCGACCGCCTTCAACCCCGTCTCCACTAGGGAGAGGGCCTTACCCGTTTTGCCCTTGGGCTCCTTCCCTGTGGCGACTTGGTTGCCGTCCAACGAGTTGGTGACAAAGACCTTCTGCACCTCGCCGGACTTGCCTTTGGCCAATGACCCACGCGCCAGGTTGAGCAAGCCCTTACCGATCTTGTACGAGCTGAACAACGATTTGAGGGTCAAGAATCCGCCCCCGACCGCCGCAATACCGGTGACCACACCAGGCGAACTGTCCGACAGCGCGGTGATGCCTTTGGTGAGTTTGGTCAGGCCTTCGGCCACGGTATCCGTCACCGGCCGCAGGGCATCGCCAACGCTGCGCATGGCGTCGTCCATCGACTGCGCCATTTCCGCCCACTTCTGTGACGACGATTCACGCCGCTCGGCGAGGTTTTTATCGAGGATGCCGGAGGCTTCGCGCGAATCGTTTTTCAGCTGGCTGTACAGCGCCTTGTTCTGCAGGTAGGCCGACAGCGCGGCCTTGACCTGCATGTCGGCGAACAGATCGCCGGTGCGCAAGGCCTCCTCCAGCGACGCCAACATGGCTTTGGCCTTTTCCGGATCCGCCTCCTGACTGATCTTCGACGTCGCTTCAGCCATCAACGCCGCCCGTTTCGGGTCCGTGGCCTGGATGTATTTCTGCGCCAACGCCATGCTCGACTCCAATGTCGACATGCCGTTTTGCAAACCGGTCTGCATCGAGCCCTTGTAGTCGATGCCGGCCTTTTTGTAGGCCTCCACGGTGTCGGTCGAACCGATCTTGCCCATCCAGTTTTTGAGGTTGTTCGCCGCCTCATCGGCACCGCCGGCGGTTTTCATCTGCACCTGCAGCATGGCGCCCAGCTGCGTCACCGCGTCCATGCCGGTGATGTTCAGGTTGCCCATGTTCGACAGCAGTTCGGGAAACCAGCGAGCCATGTCGACCGCCTCAAAGCTGCCGGCCTGTCCCTGAAAGGCGATGGCTTCGAGCGCCTGCTGCATCTGTTTGGCGTCGGTGATCTTGGCGTTCTGCCCGAGCGCGTTGATCATCTTCGCCGTGTCGGCGCCGTTCGAGCCCTGGCCCACGGCAAACTTGGCCGCGACCGGGGCATACTCCAGCGCCTTGGCCAGGTCCATTCCGGCCCCGACCAACTGGTTGACCACGTCGGCGACATCATTGCGCGCCATGCCGGTGTCGCGCGAAGTCTCGATGATCTTCTGCGACACCTGCTTTTCTTTCGGATCGTTGGCAATCCCAGCCTTGATCGCGATGTCACGAACAATGGCCCCGAAGTCGGCACTGACCTTGGTCGCAATACCCACCGTTGCCACACCGGCCACGGCCTGACCGACCGTGCTTCTCATTCCGGCCTTGCCGGCATCGATCTGCTGGTAACCCTTGGCCTTGAGTTCCGCCTTGTTCGCGGTCTGCCCCAGTGAACGGTACGCCTTGTCCAGCCGACCGACCTCGATGCCCTGTTTTTTCAGGCTGTCGAGGTTGGAATTCAGGCGACCCAGCAGTTTGGACGCCCCTGCGGCGCCGCTGTCGTGGGCCTTTTTCCATTCATCGCGCAGGCGAATGGTGTCGCCAATGGTGCGCTGCAGCACCCGCGCCTTGTTGCCTTCCGCTTCCAGGCGCTTGATGCGCCCGGTGACCTCATTGAACGCGGTGCCGACCGTAGGACTGACGGCCCCGCCGATCACCAACCCGAGGGAGAGTTTGTTCGCCATGTCATGGCTCCCCTGTGCAGAGCATTACCGGAAGCGGCTCAATCCGTGAGCCACCAAACCATCTCGAAAAACGGCATCGACTGAATCTCGGCGGCGGAGAATCCGGTGTCCGCCGCGAGACGTTTCGCCACCATCTTCATCACCCCCGGATCAAATCCCGTCGTCTTGCTCCAGGCGAAAATAACCGGCCTGCAGACGGTTGAAGTCCACCACTTTCAGGCCCTCCAGATCGGCGATAGCCGCACCGGCCAGTTCGGCGAACAGCACCAGTTCGCGCTGCTCATCGTCACCGCCGGCCGTCCGATCCGCGGCGCGTACTTCGCGTACCGTCGGCGAGCGCAGGGTCAGTTTGTCGATCTGCACGCCATTGACCTCGCTCGGGCGCGACAGGCTGACCACCGCATTTTCGGCGGTGACCGACAACCAGGCCGGGAGCGATTTCGAATAGTCGGCGTGCGGCACCAGGTTCGAATAGGCCGCCTGCAGACGGCGATAGTCCACCACCTTCAGGCCTTCCAGATCCTTGAGACCCGCCTCGGCCAGACTGGCGAACAGCTGCAGCTCGCGCAGTTCGTCATCGTCACCGGCGGCGCGGTCAGCGGCGCGGACTTCGCGCACCAGTGGCGCACGCAGTACGAGCGTATCGACCTTCACCCCATTGACCTCGCTCGGTCGCGAGAGGGTAACCACCGCACGGTCAGTGTCGATCGACAGCCAGGCCGGCAGCTTATTTGCAGTTTGCATGGTCATCCGGTTCTATTCCCTTAGAGGCCGAGTGCGGAGCGCACATCGGCAAGCTGGTCTACGCCATCGATCACCTGAATACCGGCGATCATGTCGATTTCGTACATCACGCGGCCGTCGATTTCGAGCTTGTAGTACACCGGCGCGATCGCGTGTTTGATCTCCGCCGGATCACCGGCTTTCCAATCACCGAGGTCGACCTCTTTCAGCAGCCCGCGCAGGGTCGCCACGACCGCCGTGACCGTACCTTTGTGGCCACGGAAGGCCCCCCGGAACGACGCGTTGAACGCCGAGCCATCGGCCAGACCGAAGTGCTTCAGCGACTCGCGGCGCACGCCCTTGGTGACAAAGGTCGCTTCCATCTTTTCCAGGCCCTGGGCCATCTCGATGGCACCGGCCATGCCGCCGGCCCGGTACTCGTCGGTTTTCACCGTCAGCTTGGGCAGGGTCAGGCTCGGCACGTCGCCGGCAAAGTTGACGCCGTCGACGAACAGGTTGGTGTTGAACAAGGTTTGAGGAATCATGCAAAGCGCTCCTTAAGCGTCGAGGACTTCGGTCAGCCACTGGTTGGTGACTTCGATCAGGAAGTTCGGGTTTTCCGCCGGCGGCACGTCGGTGAAGCGGATGCGCCAATACACCTTGCCCTGTTCGATCTGGCTGGCGGTGTTGAGCTCGGTATCGGCGAACACTTCGAAGTTGATGATCGCGCCGGCGTTTTTCTGATCGCGCATGAACGCGTCCAGGCCTTCGGTCACTTCCTTGACGTAGGTCTTGGTGATCGAGCGGTCGACCGCCCATTTGTGCCCTGCCTGGATTGCATCCATGAGGATGTCGCAGGTGCGCACGCGGGTGACAAACGACCATTTCGGGTCGCTGGACAGCGTGCGGTTGCCCCACAGGCGATAACCGCCGTCGCGAATGATCGTCGCGATGAACGCGTTGTTCAGCAGGTTGGCCCGGCAAGTTTCGTCGCCGTCGAGGTATTCAATCGGCCGCTTGGTGCCGGTGATGCCGACAAACTCTTTGTTCGACGGCGACGCCCAGTAGCCGTAGTTGGCATCGGTCCAGGCGAACAACCCAGCGACCCAGGCCGAACCCGGCGCATCGACTGTTGCACTCTCGATCGTGTCCCAGAACTGCACACCCGGATCGACCATGTAAATGCGCTTGCTGCCGAAGTTCTCGGCATATTCCATCGCCGCTTCGTCGGTGGTGTTCGGGCCATCCACGATAGCGATCGCACGCAGCTTGCCGGCAAGGGCATCCATGGCGGTCGCCACCGCCTGGGTGGCGGAATGCCCCGGAGCAATCAGCAACTTGGGCTGGGCGTTGTGCACGCTCTTGCCGTCGAGCAGCGCCTGCAAACCGGTCCGCTGGCCGGAGGCCAACACACCACCGATGATGGCCGACGTTTGCAGCGCTTCGTCTTCGAGCTTGGGCACGCCCACCGCTACGATCACCGCCTTGGCGCGCACGTAGATGGCCGCTGCCGCCTTGGCGATCGCCGAGCCCGCACCGAAGGCGGCAATGGCTTCGCGCTCAGACGTGAGCAGTATCAGGTCGCCGGCCTTGGCCGTGCCACCGCCCAGAACGCCCGGGGTGAAGGTGTCGCACAGGCCGATGATCGAGGAGGACGGCAACGAGATAGTGCGCGCTCCCGTGTCTATCAGCGAAGTCGTGACGCCGTGAAAAAAAGAACCACTCATAGTCAATCTCCAGAAACGAAAAAGCCCCGCATGAGCGAGGCTGTGAGGGGTGATCGTGTTACGCGTAACGGAAAAGAAAACGCCCCGTCAGTGCGGGGCGTTTATTGGGTTTGCTCGGCCAGCAAGGGCGGCGCGATCGGGCGGTGATCAATCAGCGGGAACTCGCCATTTTCCGGCCAGTCGCGCAGCTGCCGACGGTACACCTGCAAGGCGGTGTATTGCTCGGCCGTGAGCGTAGTGGCTATGCCTTCCTCCTTCTCGTCACGGTGCCGTGTTACATCACCATCCGTAGCGGCCAACTGGGTGTCACGCCAGGTGCGCTCGGTGGCGGCCTGTTCTTCCAGCGAAGGCGGCGGCGGGTCGGCCAAAAACGGATAACCGTCATCACCCCAAGCAATCACCTGGCCGGCCCCTTGGCCCACCAACAGCGCCATATGCATGTCAGCGGAAATTTCCACCGCATCCCCCGGAATCACCTCGTTAAAATCCGGGTCGTAAAACCCACACGTAGATTTTGCAGCAAACATAAAACCCCCTTAGTTACCGTTAGCTCGCCACGAGCCTGCCAAACTCGGAACGGTGGCTGATAGATTCCAAAACCGCACTTGAGTAAGTGATATCGCTTGGTAGGCCACACCCGGCGCCGCCGCAGCGTTTGCGCCAGGAGACGGGTTAACGGAAAAAACGTTGGCTGGAAAAGCCATCGGGAAGGTAATCACTACGGAACTGTTAGCCGCAATTGCGGGAAGAGCGCCCCATTGCTCAACGTCCCCTGAAGGGCTTTTCTTCCATCCAGAACCGGCTAGCAATGCGGCGAAGTCGGCGTTAACCCCTAGATCGGCCGTCGAGCAAATGATTTGCCAGCCGTTGCCAGCCGTTGCCAACAGTGAGAGCGACTGACCGGGTTTCATTACGAATGCAGGCAGTGAATTGTTGATAACGGCCCCAACGCCAGCCGCCAATGTCAGGCCCGCAGATGAGCAAAAAATGGTTACTGCCGCGCCGGACCCTCCCGGTATGCCGAGACTATCTGGCGTTGGCAACGTGAGCGTATGGCCCGGCCCAGAAACCCACAGCGCTCGTCCAATATCAGCAACTGTCAGGCTTCTTGATGCGCCTATGGCGGAAAACGCGGAATAGCTACCGAGTGCCTGCTTCAAAAACTCAGAGTTGATCGCCAATTTGCTGACGTTGAACTGTGGCGGAGTGGGAACGGTGGGAGTCCCCAAAAATGCTGGTGAATTGATCGGCGCAAAGCCTTGCGTCACGTTCTGAAAGATCAGCGCCGTGGTGCCAACCACAATCGCGCCATCGGTGGTCAACTGCCAACGGGTGTCGGCTTGCGTAGTGCCCTGCTCGACCGACATCAGCAGCGCCGAGGTCACTTCGGCGTTGCTGTCGGCATCTGCCGCGCGCTTCCACGCCAGCGCCGCCACCAGCCAAATGCCATTGTCCTTGGACACGACCTGATTTTTCACCAACACGCGATCACCGACCGCCAGGGCCACGCCATCGACGGTCTGAAGCCCCGCCAGAACGATGTTGGCCGTGGTGGCCACGCGCACCGATTGCTTGCTGTCGAGCTTATTCAGCTCTTCGATGATCCGCGTATCAACGTATTCACGGGTTGCCAACACCACCGCCGGGTCAATCTTTAGCGTGATGTTGCCGGTGCTGGCCACGATGAAATTCATCCGCACCACTTGCGTGCGGCCCGAGCCTTGCGACAGCACCGGCTTGTAGCTCGGCGCGCAGTTGGCGACCGCCACCAGATCGCCGTCCGCATCGTAGAGGCCGATTTCGCGTATCCACCACCCCCCCTCATCGGCCGGGATAATCTGCTCGGCGATGATCACCGCCGGATTGACCGGATCGACCCGTACCTGATTCAGCGGTCGGCGGCGGCGCTCATTGATCAGTTGGGTCTGCGCCGCACTAGGGATCGGATCGGTTTCGTTGGCATCGCCCACGCCCATTTGAGCTAACGTCCAGGCAATTCCGAGCGCGTCGGCGTTTGCCTGTTTAGCCATCCCCACATTCGTGAGGGTGGCGAAAAACTGCGAATTCGCATCAATCATAATAAACGTCCAGGGTGTCTATGGAGTGTTCGCGGCCAACCACGCCGAGGGTACCGCTGACCTCGATGTCACGCGCAACCGGTGGGTAAACGTCGATTTCGTCGCCTTCGTAAACGCTGACCGCGACGTTCAGAACGCCTTGGCTTTCGAGGCTGATCGCCAACCCCGTCAGATGCCGGGTCACCGGCTTGGCGTCGTCGATCAGGCGCTCCAGCTCCTGATACATTTCCTCGGTGATCCCGGTGTCCAGCACGCCGACCTTGAGCGCGAAGGTGCCCGGTACTCCCTCCGGCACCGTGTTGAACCACTCGATAATCTCGATCAGATAGCCCAGGGGTTCGACCACCCGGCGCAAGGCGCCGATGGTGCCCTTGTGGGCATGGATGTAATACGACGCCTTGATCGCGGCGCGCTTGGTCGCCTCGCTCCACCGGTAATCCCAGCGATCGACCGACCAGGCCCACGCCAGGTGCGGCAGCAGATGCACTGGGCAGGTGTCTGCGTTGTAGAGTGTGCGTAGCGGAACAATGGTTTTTTCATAGAACGCCGCTTCCAGGGCGCGCTCCAGTTGCGTGCTATTGCTCGGCAGTAGGCTGTTCATGTCAGCCCGCCAGATTCACGGTGACTGCGGTGCAGAACGCCGCTTGCGCCTTGGTCGGGGCCAGGTCCACCCAGCCGACCAGTTCGACCCGAGACACGCCCGCGATATGCAGTTGCGCATCCACTGCCGAACGCGCCACTTCGACCCCTAGGCGCTTGCGTGGATTGATCCAGGCGTTAATGCGACTTTTGGCCTCGGCCAGACTGGCGTCCGCCTCAGGCCCGACACTGCTCATGTGCAAAATGGCATCAATGCGGTAATCGATAATCTGCGCGCTTTGCACAGTCAGCCGATCACCCACCGGCCTGACGTCCTCGTCATTCAGCGCCGCCTTGACCGTGGCCAGCAGCTCAGGACTGGCCACGCCTTTACCCTCGGAACTCAGCACCGTGACCGTAACGTTGCACGGTGCCGGACTTTCGGCGGTGGCATCCGCGACCAGGCCCGACGCATTACGCGCGTGCAGGATGTAGCTTGCACGCGGGCCAGCGGTGGTCAGCCCCTCGTAGGCCAACTGAATGCGCTCACGGAACGGATCGTCGTCTTCCCTGACTTCAGGTACCGGAGGTACCGCCAGCAGATCCTCGGCTTGAATGACCAGGCGTTTGAGATTGACGTTGGCCCCCAAGTGATCGAGGTCGTCGCGGATGGCGTGTGCCAGTAACAGCGCCTTGCCGGCGTCGTTGACCCGGGCGCGGTTACCGACCTTGATGTAGGCCCCGACCTCCAACACCTTGGTGACCGGATCGCTTTCCAGCGCAGCGCTCCAGTTCTCGCCCATGTAACCGCGAAAGACCCCCAAGCCTTCCTCATACACCACTTCGAAATCCAACGGCTCCAGCACGCTCGGCGCGGGAAGCGACGACAGATCAACGATGCTCATACGCCCACCTCCAACAGCACGCCGTCGCCTAGATATTTGCCGGCGATTTTCAGATTGATTTGCCCGCCGATCACCGAAATGACCCGCACCTGGTCCAGCTTCAAACGCGGCTCCCAACGCCCCAAGGCCCTGGCGGCTTCCGCCTGCACGGAACTTTTCCAGCCCTCGTTAACGGGCAGGTCGACAAAGCGCGGGAGCGTGCTGCCGTACTCTGGCCGATGCCGCCGGCTGCCCAGTGGCGTGCCCAGAATGTCGCCGATGGACTGCCGCAAATGCTCGATGCCGGAAATGGGCTGGCCGGTGTGGCGATCCATTCCGATCATTTTGGTTACTCCGGTAATTGCTCCAGATCTGGATGCGCTTTCAAAAAGGCATATTGGTCATCACCACAAGCAGCGACGCGCCCGGCCACTACCGACAACGTGGCGCCGTCGGGCAGAATCAGGGTGCGTGAGGTGAAAAGCTTGTCGCGAAAAACGCGCAGGGGACCGATGGGCTCAGCTACAAGAGCAGTAGCAGGAAAACCCAACGGTGCTGGTTTCAATCCTGGCACTGCAATGGCTTCAGCGACCTCGGTGGAAGCGCCATCAGCTCTAGACTTACTCATAAAGCATGCTCCAGATGTGAAAAAACCCGCACTGGGCGGGCTGATAGAAATAGAAGATTGAAAACTACGGTCACCTGGCCGTAACAGTTTTTGCCACCGCATCTGCAATCGCGAACGGATCGCCACCGTTACAAGTGATGGTGATGTTGGTCACTATCGAGCGCTGTTCGCGCGCCACGTATTTGCCATGACTCAACACGCGAACCAACGCTTCGGCAACGTCTTCCGGATTAGCCTCGCTCAAGATGATTGGCCAGCGACTACGCATTCGATACGCGTCGTAATGTTGGGCAATCTGTCCTTCCAAAAGCTTCACGATTGTCTCAACGTCAAACGCCGGCTTTTCCGAAATCGGTTCGTCGTTCATGTTGACCTCAGTGTGTGTGGTGGTTGCTGTTGCCGCCGGCGTCGATGATTGCGCCAGCACTGGTAATGCCGCTCGAGACGTGTAACGCGCCTTCGATCCGCACTGCCGCCTTCAGGATGATATTCCCCGCCGTGACGTTCACCGCGTTATCCGTAACGACGACTTGGGTACTGGCGACCTTGATGGCCACCGTGCCGCTCGGTAGGGTGATGCTGTAGCTCTTGGCCGCCCAGTCGTAGACCAGCGAACCACCATCATCAAAGCGCCAGACCTCGACATGATCGCGGTTATCCGGTTGGCCACCGGCATCCCCGTACAGCCCGGGAATGAAGGTACCCATGCCGGCCTGGCCGCTGGGATTGAACAGCACCCCCTGTTCATTCAGGCTCGGCGCCCGCCAGTGACGGGCTTTACCGGCGGCCAGACTGTGCCAGCGCACCCACGCGCTCACCCAATCACCGACCTGTACCCGTACAACGCCTGCTGCCAAATCCACACCGACCACGACGCACGGCATCAGCATGGCGGCAATCATGCGGTCATGTTCAGCAAGGGCGAAACTCATGGCACGTCATCCGCAGGAAAGAACGCCTCTTTCGGATCGTGGTTGAAACCAAACCACAGCGAACCCGGTTGCTCATCCGGCCATGGCCATTGCTGTGCACCGAGGTAAATCTGCTGATGCCACTCCACCAACCAGACGGTGTAGCCATCCAGTTCGGGCCGGGTCCAATCCTGCCCGGCTTGAATGAATACCGCCGGTTCAACCGCCAGCCCCCAGGTCTGCGCCCGCAAAATCACGGCGAGCTGGGTGGCCAGTTGCACGGCCTGCTGATGATGGTGCGGCTTGATTGGATCGACGACGATGCGTGCCTCGAACCTGCACACCAAGGTCGTTTCCCCGGTGCCGATATCGACGCCCGGTTCAATCTCGGCCATCTCCAGAAACACCGCCGGCAGCGCTACACGATCTTTAATATTCGGCCAGGCCGTCACCGCACACACACCCGGTAACTTCCCCAGCAGTTGTTGCTCAATGGCCCGGTAAAGCTGATCCAGGCTGAAAGGTTCTTCCGACACGGCATTAACTCCTCAGGTACTTTTGCAGCTCGAAGTTGAGTTCCTGCTGCAGGATCTGTAGCAAGCGCTCATCCGCCTTGCGCACCCAGCTTTCGAAATGGGGACGCGCCTGCTCCAAGGACACCTTGGCCTTGGCCAGTGGAAACCGGCTGCCATTTTCAGCGACCCAACCCGAACTCGGCCCGCGCCCTGATGACACCGCACTGTCGGGATAATCGTCCGCATCGAAATGCTTGCTCGCCGTGCGGATCCAGATATCGGGCTTGTTGCCGTAGACCTGTTTGAGGAACGCCCCCTGGTAACGACGCCCGGCCACCGACACGCCGCTGCCAGTCTGCCGCGCGCGGCCGATCCGGCTGGACTCGATGGCGTTCAAGCCAAGCCACAGCTTGCCGCTCATGGCTCCGCCGGTGACCGGGTAGCTGCGCAAGCGTTGACGCACCGCCGCGACGGCGATGCGCTCCTGTCGACTGACCGCCCGTGCGATGTGCGTGCGCAACCAACCCAGCGTCTTGTTGATCGCTCGACGATGCGCGGCCGCGGCTGCCTTGGGCACCACCTTGGCAAAGTCCTGGAACGCTTGCAGATCCGCCGACGATGACTGGATGGTGACCATCCCACCGCCGGCCGAGGATTTGTAATAACTACCAACGCTCATGCACGCATCCTCAGGATCAAAGCGACCAAACCGTCACCGCTGGGCTCCAGCTGCAGCAGGTCATAATCGCCACCGCCGTCCAGGGCAGGTAGATCGATGCTGACCAACAGGCCCTGCTCCAGACCGTGGGAATCGCTGACACGGATTTCGAAACGAGGCTCACGCAACCCGGTGTTGAGCTTGCCGAACTTCGGCTGCAGCCAGGGCGCGGCAAACATACCTAGCACTGGCTCGTCCCGGCCTTCGATCCGAGCACTGTCGCCCAGCGTTTCGAACACCACCGCGTCGACCTCGGCGACCAGGTCGCGAAAGCCCACGGTCAGAGTTCCAGAAGGATCTGCGCACGTGGCCGCGTGCACAGGTGCAACGGGTTGGACTGGGCTTCACCGGCCATGCCTTTGTTGAAGGGCAGCGGCTCGATCATGCTGTAGTAAGGAATGCCCTGAGTGTTGACTGTTTCCATGTAGTCCGCCGGCGCAAACACCGAGATGTACAGGTCCGGCACACCTTCAGGGACCAGCAGCGCCTTGTCGTCGTGAACAAACGACACGCCAGCCACCTTGCCACGGTAGCGCTCCCAGATAATGCCGCCGAACTCGAAACTTTCGCGGGCGTCACCGCGCAACGCCGCCGCCTGCTGACTGTTGAGGTAGGTCTCCTTGACCGAGTCATGGACGATCAGCTTGTTCCAGAAGTTCTTGCCGCAGAAGGCACGGGAACTGGTGCTGGTCACGCTGCCGAGCGCATCTTCTTGCATGTCCAACGCTTCGCCGCATTTAACCCGCAGTTCGGTGTTCGGATCCGCCAAGCCCATGGGCAACTTTTGACGCTGCACACCGAAGCGATCGTAGAGGTCCAACAGCACCGTCGAACCATCGGCATCGAGGATTAGGCCGTTGAGCGCGCCCATGCGTTGGAACTCGTGCGTGGCATCGAGCTGCCGACGCGCTTTGGCCAGGCGGGCGTTGACCACGTCCTGCACCGCCTGGAGCTCGGTGCGAGTACCGAAGGCACGAATGCCCTGGATCTCGTCAGCCTTGATGGTGAAGCGCTCCGGCAGGTGGACGGTGTTGAACGGGATCAGGTTGCGCTTGCTGGCCGCGACTACCAGACCAGAACCACCCCGTTCACCGGCAGGCACCAGCGCCAGGGTGTCGCCGTCCTTTTCGATCTGCACGGTCAGGGTGGTGATGCCTTCCTCACGGAACAGACCCAGGGCACTGATGCGGCCCGGCAGGTAGGGTTGGTCGTTGAGTGCGGCGGTCAGCGCGGTAACGGTAAACGCTTCGTCGTCAAAAATGGCGATCTCGGCCATGGGTACTCTCCAGAAATGAAAAACCCCGCGCAAAGCGGGGTGCATGAAGTTGGGTGATAGACTTAGCGAACGATCAGAAAATGAGTGGCCAGCGCTTTTTCAGCGTCCAGATCCAACCCGGTCAGATGTGCTTCGCTGACTTCCGCCAGCCGCACCACTGCACGCCCCCGGCGCACCAGATCCGACTCGCCCAACGGACCGAAGAGAATGGCGACGGCCGTCTCGCTGCCGTCTTCTGCGGCCGGAGCGTACGGTGCGAACTCACCGGTGGCCGTTACCAGGCCGAGGATCTGACCGGGTTCCAGTGCGGGACCGGCGGCGACGTTGATCGCTTCACGCGAGATGTTCCCGGCCCCTTCGGACAGCAGAAACTCACCGGCGTGGATCGGTTCTTTTTTGATGGTCATGCTCTTGCTCCTTTCGCGCCATGCGCAGTACCAGATTGAGCGGCTTGTCGAGCGGCCCAGATCGAAGTGGGATCAGGTTGTTTGGCCTGCACCTGCGGTGCGGGGTCATTGTTCAGCGGCAAGCTGTTGTCAATTTCGAAGCCCTTGCCGCTGCTGACGATCTTGTCGAACAGGCGCGCTCGGACCGCCGCAACGTCCAGGCCCGCCGCGACATACTCGACGCTGAACTCCGGCAAGCGCGCAGCCACACAAAGGTCGTTCACGGCCTTTGCCCGCGTCAGGCCGGCCTGGACGACCTCTTCGCTTTCAAGCCGGGTGGAGCTGAGCAGCGGCTCGACCAGGTTGCTGATGCCCGCCTCGGTACAACGCTGCGTGATCATCAGGGCCAGCTTGGCCGAATCGACCACCGGCGGTACCAAGGGCGGATCGGCGGGCTCTAACTCGGGATCCGGCTCGGGTGGCTCGTCCAACTGGGCGAGCAATTCGGCCGGCGCGTGCTGGTATCGCTGCAGCACAGCACCCTCGCCGAGGCAAGCCTTCACCGTGACACCATCACCGACTTCATCGGCCAACCCCAAAGCCACCGCTTCACTGGCGGTCAACCAGGTTTCAGCGGCGACCAGGCGCCGCAACTCCTCCTCATCAATGTCCGGCGCCTTGGCCTTGTAGGCCGCAATGATGGCCTCCATCGTCTGATCGAGGACGTCGGCCACCTTGCGAAAATCGTCAGCGTCCCCGGCGGCGTAGGTCCATGGGTTGTGAATCATCAGCATGGCGTTGGACGCGATCACGACGCGGTGCGCGCCGCACACCGCCACGCTGGCGGCACTGGCCGCCAACGCGTCGATGCGGCCGGTACAGCGCTCGCCCAGGCGTGACAGCGCGTTGTGCATCGCCAGTCCGTCGAACAGGTCGCCGCCGATGCTGTTGAACGCGGCGATCACGGGGGACACGCCATCGTCCATGGCGCGCAGATCTTGCACAAACTGATTCGCGGTAATGCCCCAGGCGCCGATCTCGCCATAGACAAACACTTCGATGACCCGCTCGGCAGCCTCGCCGCTGGCCTGCAGCGCGTACCAGGTCTTGTCCTGCACGGGCACGCGTTTGCCCGCCCGGTTATAAACGCGTGGCCGCGCCTTCTTGCTCATGGTTGCTCCTTGTCGTCGACGGGGACGAACGCTTCAAGAGTGGTGTAATTGAGGCCAAGCCCGGTAGCCCGGGCCAGATCGGCGGCGTTTTCGGCGTCGACCGTTTCTGCGTCATAGCCGGTACGCAGGACCATTTCACTGCGTGAGGCGAAACCAGCCTGGACTTCCATTCGCCGTGCCTGCACGTCCTGTACCGGTTGGATGTAGGCCCAGCCTTGCGGTACCCAACGGGTGCGCAGGTACTCGCGGCGTCGCTGGGCATAGTCATTCAGCTGGAGGACACCTGACAGTACGGCCATGTCCATCCAGGCCGCCCGGACTGGGCGGCACAGCTGGTGCACGTACACACTGAACTGAAGTTGTTCCAGACGGCGCCGAAACTCGTTGAGCACCACCCGCAGCGCCCGGTCGTTGACCTCGCGCATGTCGCCGGTGAGAATTTCGTATGGCGTCCCGGTCCCTGCTGCAGCCGCCATCAGCTGCTGCCGCATGAAATCGGGATAGTTATTGCCGGCGTCCGGTGGCTTGGAAAACTCAACCTCCTCACCCGGCCCCAGTTCCTGCATGGTGCCGGGCTCCAGCGCGACCATCGGCGTGAAGCCGTCGCGATCCAGGCTCAGCGGCTGGCCGGTGACCGGGTCCCTTGGCACGGGGCCGGAGTCCGGGGCTGGCCGGCTGATAAAGCCGGCAAACAGGTTGGCCACTTCCTGCCGGAACAGCACCGCGTCGTCGTAGTTGTCGAGACTGCGCAGACGCTTCAACACCGGCGACAAGCGCGGTACGCCGCGTAGCTGGCCCGGTTCGACCGGTTCGAAGATGTGCAGCACCTGGGCCGCCGGTACCCGCACCAGTTGGTTGTAACCCGCATTCAGCGATGAGGCATCGCGCGGATGTGCCAGGTACATCCAGTACGCCACGCGCTTGCCCCCGGGAGTGAACTCAATGCCAGCGCGGATGAAGTTGCCGTCACGGGTGGTCTCGAACTTGTCATGTGGCACAAACTCGGGCGCCAGGATTTGCAGCTGCAACGGCACCGCGAGGCCTTCGTCCAGGCCACGCGGGCGCAACCGAACAAAACACTCGCCCGAGGTTTCCACCGTGCGGGCCACCAACGCCTGCTGACCGTTGAAGTCAGTGCGCTCATCGGCATCCGACTCATCGACCCAGTCGTCCCAAAGTTCCTGCAGCAATTTTCGCAGGGCTTCGTTGTCGGTTTTCGGCCTCGGAGTGATACCGGTACCGATCAAGTTGCTGACACGCTTGTCGATCACGTTGTAGGCATACGGGTCATTGCGAACCGCTGCCCGCGACCGTGAGCGCAGATTGCGCAGCGCCGGAGTGTTGATGCTGTTGATCCCGTTGTCCGGCGCATCCCAGCCAGTGGAGCGGCGGCCCTCTCCGGCGCCTTCGTAACTGGCTTTGATGTTCGACGGCAACACGAATCCGTTACGGGTGAGCGTCGGATAGCGGGCCATTAGAGTCCTTTGCCTCCGTGATAAAGCCGAACTACGCGAGAGCGCGGCCCGGCCGAGTTCACCAGCGAGGTGCGGATCTCGTCACGGGCTTTGAGCAGCTCGTCGACAGAGCGGTATTCCACGGTACGGTCGGTGTAACGCACGATTTTTTCACCGCGCGCGATGGCCGCCTCAACCGCATCGAGGTGCTTTTGGGTAAATGACATATCAGCGTCTCTTCAGGTAACCGCTGCTGGAACTGCGGCGTGGAGGTGGCGGTGCTGCAGGTCGCGATGGCACGACGGGTACAGCGGATTGCGAAGCCGGTACGACAACGGCTGTAGCCTGCTCGGTGTTGCTGAGACGCTCGCCTTGCACGGGCTTGATACCCAGCGCGTCGTCGAACAAGCCTGACTGCGCCAGAGACTGACGCACCCGCTCCCAATCGTGTTCCTTGTAGCGATTGAGGCCCAGGTAATGCGCCATGGCCAGGCAGTACACCATCAGGTCGAGCGCTTCGTTGCGCTCGGCCTTGCCCTTGACCCATTCGATTCGCTTGTGGCCACGGATGTAGCGCGCCACCTTGCGCTCCGCGACGCACTGATCGAAGAAATCGTCGGGCAGGTCATTGGCGAAGTGCAATGCGCCCGGGCCGGCTTCGAATGGATAGCGGTTGTAGATCCAGTCCTTTGCGGTATCGGTACCGACGAACCACAGCTCGGCGCCGTTGCGTTCGGTCTGCCCCTTCCAGGTCACGTCGACCATGGACGGGCGCTGAGCAATAACCGGTTTTCCGGGTTTGCTGGCACCCTTGATGGCGAACACATTGCGCCAGCGGCGCACGCGGCAGAACTGGTAGACCTCATCGGTGTGGTGACCACCGGAGTCGACCGCCACGGCGAGAATGCCGAGACCGACACCGCATGGATGGCGGTACTTGGCCTTGAGCAATTCATCCAGCGCGGCCCAGGTACGCTCATCGGCGGGATCGCCCGAGACGATCTGGTAGTCGATGACCCAGCGCTCCATACCGACGCCCCAGCCCATGGCCATGAACTCCAGGCGGTTGGCCTGCACGTCGACCGAACCGGTGATCATCAACACCGCAGCCGGCATCGAACCGAGTCCGAAGAGCTCCAACCGTGCGCGTTTGCGCAAGGTGTCGGCCTTGGTTTGCTCCTGCGCGCTGTCCCACACCTTGGCCAGGCGGGTGTTGTAGAACACCTGCATGGGTTCCAGATCGCCTTTAGCCTGCGCCTTTTTGGCCTTTTCAAACTGTTTGGCCAGCGACTTCCAGTCCATCCAACCGAGGGGCGAATACAGCGCATTGAGATGAAAGCCGATTGTCTCACCATCGCCTTCGGCGTGGGCTCGCCACTCACCGTTGGTGAGCATTTCGCCCTTGTGGAACTCCTCAATCAGCACATCGCAGTCAGGGCCAACGCACTGGTAGTGCACGACGCTGAAATCCTTCGAGTAATGCAGGCGCTCCCATTCCAGGGTTTGCATGTGGCCGCAGCTCGGACACGGCACGTAGTAGTGACGCTGGTCACTGCCGTCGAACAGGTCGGAAATTCGCGAGGCGCCCTTGATCGTGGGCGAACTGGAAAAGTAGAACTTGGCGTTGCGACCGAAGGTACTGCCCCGGGTTTCGGCCAGCTCGATGGGGTCGCCCTCCTCGCCGATGTCCACTTCCCAACGATCGATCTCGTCGCCGTACACGTAGCGCGCCGACAACTCCGACAGGTTGGCCGCCGAGCCGGCGGTGGTGACGTACAACGTCCCACCCTCGAACTCCTTGGTGTCCATGGTATTGCGCGAGTCGCGGGAGCGGTTGGCCGCGACACGCTCGCGCAATACCGGTGTTGCCTTGATGGTTTTACCGATCCGCGACGACACCCGCTTGGCCAGGCCCAGGCTGGGCAGCAGCGCCAGGATGTTCGACGGCGCCATGTGCATCAGGCCACCGATCCAGTTCAGACCGATCTGGGTTTTCATCAGCTGCGACGCGACCATGGTGATCACGCGCTTGCAGGGGTGAGCCGGCGACAGGCAACGCATGGGCTCGCGGGCATACGGTGTGCGCGAGGTCCGGTACTGGCCGGGCTCAGCGGCGCCGGTGTCACGCGGAATCCGCATGTACTCATCGGCCCACTGATCGATCCAGACATCCGGGTCGGGCCGCAGCCCACGGAAATACGCCTCGCGGTACACCTCTGCACCGTCAGGAATGTCCGTGGGCATAGGTCAACTCGTAGTCAGTGCGTGTTCAAGGTCCGCTGAGGACATGCGCTCGGCATCCTCCAGCGAGCGACGGATCGCCGCCGTCAGGTGCTTTTCGATTTCCCAGGGGTCTGTCATGGAGGCCAGTTCAGGAGCCAGCTGCGGCGGCATGCCCAGCAATTGATCGCGCAGCATACGGCCAGCGTTGTAGGCGCCCGTCTGGACCGCCGTTGCGAACACCAATGAGCCTTTGGCCTTGTGCAACTCGATCTCGGCGAGCTGTGCCAGGTTGTGCTCGCGCAGGGCACGCGCTTTCTGGAAGTCCGGCAACTGCCCGGCAGGGACAATCACTGGCGGTGGCGCAGCCATGGGAGTCGGCTCGACCTGGCTGGTGAGCTGGCTGTACACGTCACGTTGCAGCCGATCCTGGTGGTGCCGATCGGCAACGGCGGTTTTGCTCGGGTCAGCGGTGTCACGAATCAACGCTTCGCTGGCTGCGACATCCACCTGTTTTCCGTCGGCGGTGAGCACCAGCCGGTTGTTGTTTTTCAACCAGGTGATGTAGCTGGGGGCCCTGCCGATCCGAGCCGCGAAGGCGCTCTTTGACAGGTACATTGGTTCTGTCATAAGCCCTCCTTTTCAACGGCTTTTCAATGCAAACCTTTCAATTTCAATGGATTGAATTTCAGTAAGCTGGCAACCCTGCCGCTAACACTTTCCCGCGGGTTTCCGACCCCGTACCCGCCGGATAACCCCAGGGTCCCCGGCGATTTTCGACGACCCGGGCGGGAAACCTCACCCCTGTTCGCCGCTGGCAGGTGGCACTTCGCAGACCCCCAGCCGCTTGGCCGCCCAGCGCTCGTACAACCCGATGGCGACATCGGCGCCGGCCATCGCTGTCAGGCAACCCAAGCTGCCCGCCGCCCAGATCGACATGCCGGCAGCGATCATCAACATCATCGCCGACACCCCGCAGGCAATGCAGGCACCCGACCGCAGCGCCAGGCGTCGCAACAATACCCAGCCTCGCGCCCCGTCCTTGTCCGCCCGCCACATCTCGCCCGACACGCCGCCGACCAAAGCCAGGACGATCACTAACCAGATTGGCATCTCTGCCAGCGCTTGCTGCTCGTTCGTCATCGCCCTACTCCATAAACGCAAAAACCCGGCGCAATGGCCGGGTTTGGTGTGTGGTGCCTGCCGCTCTTTGCGGTCGCACCTATCGAAGATGGGTACTTTTTACAGGTGGATTCCGGTGGCAGCAAGCGAGTTTTAATGCCATGGATCAATATGGGTGCAACACGGGTATAACGCGGGTACAACGGAGGGACAACGCATTCATTCGGCTATTGCTTCTGGTGCCCGGTCCTACTTGTCCCACTATCTTAAGTCGAAGTAGGACAGCTACAAGCGCCTAAATTCGGGGTTCTGCCCTACTGTCCTACCTTATTTAACTTTTCCTTGTGTATAGAGAGAAAGCTAAAAGCACGCGTTCGCGCCATGGGCGCGCCTACGTGCCCGCTATGCTTATGTGTGCATGGTGCGGGCAAAGGTTGGACAGTAGGACAGCCCAACAACGGCGCGGCCTGCACCTGTCCAACTGCCTTAAATGGCAGTCGGACAAGGCCGGACAGTAGGACAAAGGCACGCGGAGCAACGCCAGGGGTCATGCAGCCTTCCCCATCAACAGACCAGCGATGTGCAGATGCGCTTCATGCAGACGCTGATAATAGGTATCGCGACTGCAACCACAGTGGGTGTACTTCTGTGACAGAAAGCTTTCGTGGTTGCAGTAATGCTCCCACACCACCACCGACAGCTGCGCCGGCAGATGCTTGTTGACGATCAGCTCAATATCCGCCGACTCGTCCAGCAGCACCCGACTCCCCCGCGTGCCACGTATCAGCTCGCCCTTGCACTCCATCAACATGGCAATCATGTTGCCGCCACTCGCCCCACCATAGGTTTCAGGAATCGGCGAATGCAGATCCTGCGCCCAAAGCTTGAGCATCTCATCAATTCGCTTAATCAAAGCAAGGCTCCTCTACCACCGCCTGCTGCAATGCAGACGCTCGCCCCCACGTTGCGGGCTTCTGATAGGCCCACTGGCGGACACCGCTTTTTGCCAACGCCGGCATACGCTTCTTGCGCCAGCCCAGCCGGTGCATGATCGCGCCAACTCGCATCTGTTCAGGCTTACCCCAATGCCCGAAATCGAGCTTGAGCGCCTGGGTCAGAATCTCGTTGCCGGTAGCGGTCTCGCCGATCTGCGATTCTTCCAACCAGGTCAGGATTGGCCCTTCCCACTCGTCCACCACAAAGCGCTCGTCCTGTGCCTCGGCGAACATCCACGACTCGTCCTTGGTCACCCACCAGATATCGCCGGCCTCGAAACAGAACACCGCCTCTGCCCACAGCTGGTCGCGGATCTCACGCAGCTTTTCCAGATCGACCTTGTTGCAGAACACCGGCCAGTAACGCCGGTTGCCCGTGGCGTCCTTGAGGTATTCCTCTTGGTTGGTGGTACCCACGAATACACACTGGCGTGGCACGTCGTTCGTTCTGCGGCCGTAGCTCTCTCGGTAGGTGTCGGTGGAGGCCGAGAAGAACTGCTTGGCCTTGGTGCTTTCGGCTTTGTTGAAGCTGTCCAGCTCCCCCAGTTCGACGATCCACTTGCCGCGTATCGCTTGGAAGCTGTCCTTGTCGCCAAGGGCAAACGGCGTGTCCATAAACCACTCGCCACCGAGAATGCCCATGGCCGTGGACTTACCCTCACCCTGTCCGCCTTCGAGGATCATCACCGAGTCGGCCTTGCAGCCTGGGCGCATGACCCGAGCCACTGCCGAGATCGGCCAACGCTTACCAACCTTGGCCGAGTACTCACTGGCCTGGACGCCCAGCACATCGGTCAACCAGCTTTCCAGCCGAGGCACGCGGTCCCAATCCAGCTTCTCCAAATACTCGCGCACCGGGTGAAAAGAATGGTCGTGGGCAACCACGCTGACCGCCTCGATCACATGGGACGCTTTGACCCGCAGGTTGTACTGCTGCGCGAGCCACTTCATCACCCGCATGTCATCGATGTCGGCCCAATCGCCGGCACCGCCGCCAAAGGGCGCAGACCGCAACTTGACGATTTTGGAACTGAACACGCTGTAGCCAATGACACCGGCCCAACGTTCGTCATTGCCCAGTATCAGCTCGACGTTTTGCATGTGTGCGATCAGGGAGCCGTTTTCGGTGCGGGCCAGTTGATCCTTCCAACCACCCGCTGCAGGAGGTTTGACCACCGCCAACACCTGACGGCGGACCGCCTCCAAACCTTCGGCAATGTGCAGGTCGTTAAAATCGGTCCACTTGATCTCACGCTCGCCCGAGAAGACGGGCCCGACCACCTGGCCGCCGACGATTAACGCCGCGTTGTTGGCCTTTTCTTCACCTGGGTTCCAAGGCTCGCCATTGGGGCGTTTGGTTTTCCAGTCATCGTCCCGGCAGAGGATCAACGGACAACCAGGAAAACGCTCACGCATGGCCTTGGAGACCGGTAGCAGGTTGCCCGCATCAAAGGCGATAGCAACCGTCAGCGACGTCGCCATGTGCAGGCTAGCGCCCGTGGCGTACCCCTCACAGACCAACACCGGCTCCCCCGGTTCAGGGTGCGGGCCTATCAAATGGAATGCGCCTTCCTTCGACATACCAGCGGGCCAGTAGGCTTTGTCACGCCCGGTGTCTTCTTGCTTTGCCGGGAAGATTACCTGCAGGCCAACGATCTGATCCCGCACGTTGCACATAGGCACTAAAAATGCGCCAGTACGGGGCGCATAGCGAACTTTGAAGCCGACGATCTGCTTTCGATCCAAATATGCGCTCTTGCCCTTCTCAGGCATGCGCTTGAACAGACCAGCAGCACGGTTGGCCGCTCGACGTGCCGCGTTGGCCGCGATCTCAGAGGCCTTGCGCTTTGCCTCTTCCTGACGAGCGCGCATGACCTCGCGCTCTTCAGGGCTCATACGCCCGGCCTTGACCTTGATTTTTTGAGTCTCGCCGGTGCGCCAGTCACCGAAACTGCCAAAGATCAGTGTCTCGTTCTTTTCGGTGCGGTGCTCATGGACCACATACCAACCGTTTTTTTCCTTGCCCTTGTCCTGGGAGGTTTTGCAGCGGGTCAGTTTGCCGAATACCAACGGTTGCTCAGGTTCGAGGCCGTAGTCTGCGAATTGCCCCAATACCTCATCGAGCATGGCGAGCCTCCCGCGCTTCGTCGATGGACTGACAGCTCAAGCACTGAGTGCAACCCAATTGAGCCAACCGGCGCGGCTCAGGAATAGGCTCGTCGCAGCTCTCACAGAACAGAAACGAATGCGCCGCCAAGGCAGGCTTGGTGGCGTTACGTGCAGCAAGGGCCTGATCAAGACGCTCCTGCACCAGGTCATTGGCAAAATCAGCAATATCAGCCAAGGTCTGCACCCCGCGTTTTCTGATTGACGTACGCGGCGCGGTTGAACATTCCAAGAAGCCCTTGGATGCCGCGAAACACCTGCTGACGTATCTCGGCCAACTCACCATCATCCACCTTGCCGTCGCCAATGCTTTTGGCCCAAACCACAGTCAGATCGGCCACCTGGCGAAGGTATACAGCGATACCAGTAGTCAAGGTCTCGGGCATATCGTTGGTGTAGGCTTCGGCCAATTCCTGCCAGACCGTGTCGCCGACCAGTGCATGCACAGCATCGAGAATGCGACGGTCCTTGGTCAGCTCCAGGATCTCGCCGAACTCCTGAATGTTCACTGTGTGACTGGGATGGGTTGGGGAGAGTTTGTGTTGTAGCGTGGTAGCGTTTCTGCCGGTGGTGGCTGCGATAGCAGCAGCGCCGCCGGGGTAGTCCCGAGCAGCATGGTAAAGCGCGAGATCGAGCGGCAGAACTTCCCGCTGCGCCCGCTCAACAGAACTCAGAGCGATACGGCTCATGGCATTAATCCTTATAAGTTGCCAGTGCCGCGCGACATGCAGTGGTGATACATTTGCCGCGTGGCTTGAAAGGGCCCAAACGCCGGCTAGATCTTCAGGATCAACACCGGCACCGTGCCGGGGCGAACAATCCGTTGTTCACCCCTGGCGCAACAGCTGCCCAATCTGTGGTGGAAAAGGCAGCAACACCAAGGCTTCCGAGCCTTGGAAAGCGCGGTAAAAATCGACGGTTTGCATGTGGTGTGCCCGCCTATCTTTATCGCGACCCGACAGCGCTGTGGTGGTGCGTGCCGGGAGGAACTGGGCGGCCCTTGGGTCGCCTTTTTTCTAATCCGCTTTTTGTGGAGCGGATTTGCCCAACAACCATGCAGCCTCGAAGGGGTTACCTTTTTCAACCGCCGCAGCAGCTAAAAGCTTTGCGTACTCTGTTTCACCGGTGTAATCCGTGCGTGGCAGTGAAGCTGCCAACCGCCATTTGTTAAGAGCCTGGTAGCTCCTACCGCAAATTTTGGCCGCCGCACCGATTCCTCCTACAGCCTCAAAGGCGAACGCAATAGCGTTAGGGAAGTTTTGCGGGTCGAGCATATGAACCTCCATTCAACTGTCGGTTGATAATAAAGTTCAACTGACAGATTAGCAACCCTCGTGTGATCATCAACCTATGATTGATAAAGAAACCATGCGCGACATGTTCGCCGAACGCCTTCACGCAGCCCTTGACTCCAAAGGCATCCGCCAGCGAGGTAGAGGCGCTGACATCATTCAGCAATTGAAATCTAGAGGGGTCACTAAAACCGCTCAGGCCGTTAGTAAATGGCTTAACGGGGCCGCCATACCGGAGCTAGACAGTCTGACCGTATTGGCGGAATGGCTGGGGTGTCGTCGGGAATGGCTTGAGCATGGCGTGATGCCAGTTTTCCCTAATCAAGTCGGCTCTGCGGGTAATGAGATAGCTGGAAATGTCAGCCCTGTTGTCTCTGATATGTCCAAGGTTCCACTTATTTCCTGGGTTCAAGCCGGTGCTTGGTGTGAGGTACCACCTAGCATTGAGTCTATTCATGCAGAGCAATGGCTCCCATGCCCCGTCAGCATCAGCAGCTCGGGTTATGCATTGCGAGTAGTAGGCGATTCCATGACAAATAACGGGCCAGGACGAAGCTATCCGGCGGGCTGCATCATTTTTGTTGACCCTGAGCTTTCGATTAACAATGGTGATCGTGTTATTGCTACGTTACCCAGCAGCAATGAAGCAACCTTCAAAGTCTTCGTGAAGGACGCAGGAAAGCATTATTTGAAGCCCATCAACCCTCAATATCCAATCATCGAAATGACCGAAGAGATGCAGATATGCGGGAAAGTGGTCGGTGCGTTTACCCCAGAATGACATGGTTTTCACTCAAGGCAGTCAGAGAATTTCACCTAACAGTTGTTGACTTAATTTAACCACTGGTTGATATTTGCCTCACTCTTCCACCACAGAGCGAGGCAACACCATGCACACCACTGCAACCATCCATGCCCATCCGGCAGTAGCGTCCCCGTTTTTCATCTTTGAAGTTCGCCGCCTGGCCATCCACGGCGGCTGCACTTTCGTGCCGTCCAAACCTAAGCTGGCCACTCGCAGCGCCCCTCCGCCGCTCAATCCGAACGACGGAGGGCGTGCAGCATGAGCAAGTTCAAACTCGACAACCGCACCCTGCAATTGCTCAAAGCCCAGGTCAATCTGAACGAGACCTTTAATCACACTCTACGGTTGATGCCACAGCGCGATGCATTGGCGTTTCGTCTGAAAGTGGAGCGCAGCACTACTGATACCCTCTTCACCGTCGAACTGGGCATCGAACGCCACACGCTGACTTTGCAGAACGAACAAAAGATGCACCTCAAGCTGGCCGACTTCATCGAAGAGATCGCCAACGGCCCTTTCGACCCCAGCGATACCGCCGACCTACTGAGCGTCCCCCACGCTAGCCGCCAATACGCACAGTTTGATGTCGAGCACCGGCAGCAGGTATTCGAGCTTGTACGCACCGGCGGCGCGTTGAGCCTTGACATGGGTTTCGATCTCCCCATCCACGTCGCCATCCATCGCACCCAAACGCGCCCAGGCGTTACCACCATCATGAGCATCGGCGTGAAGCGTCCGCGCACAAAGTGCTTCACCGTGTGCGGTAGCGATGCCGAGATCTATGAGCAAGTAGCCGAATCCATCAACCACTTGGCTGCCGTGGCGACTCCTGCCGCGCATGCAGCCTAGGAGGCCGAGATGGAACGTAGCCTGGAAAAAGCCGCCAAGTACTTCGGCCTCACCCGACCCAAGCTGATCGCGCTCATGCGTGAGAAAGGCCTTCTCAACGACCGCAACCTGCCGGCATTCCCGGTTCGCGACCGCGAGTACCTGCGGATCAAGGACGGCACCTGGTACCACGAAACCGCCGGCATGCAATACAGCCAGTCGACCAAGGTCAGGCAAGCCGGCATGCGCTGGCTAGCTGAGCAACTGGGTCTCGAACTGCCCGCTATTCCGGTCGACAATCGTGACGTGGCCTAGGGAATACGCCCGCCAGATCGTTGCCATGCGCACACGCGAGGAGCGCAACGCCGCGCTCCTCGAAGTCCCTGAACATCTGCGGGAGCTAACCAAGCGCCACTGCCTGAATGCCTGGAATCACCCATCACGACTCAAACGCAAGGAGGCCGAGCTAGCCCATGAGTAATTCCAACCAAACACCGCTGCGACTACTTCCCGCACCGGACAGCTCCACCGTCGAGATGCTGCACCAAATCTTTGGCGATGTGCTTATCCCTCTTGAAGAGTTGCGCGAACGTTACTTCAGAAACCTCAACGAGAAGACGTTTTCGGAAGCCATCAACAGCGGGCGGATTCAACTCCCGGTGACGACCATCGACGAAAGCGTGAAGGCTTTGAGGTATGCCCATATCAAACACGTTGCTGCATTGATCGACATCCGCGCCTACAAGGCAGATGAAGACATGCCACGACCATCAACCGGTAAATCGGAGGCGTGACATGTCACTTCTCAGCCAATGCAGGCACTGCCGAACGCCACTGTCAGCGGAGGAAACAGCGAACCGCCTTTGCGGTGAGTGCTGCTTCCTTGGGGTCGACTACCGGCGTTACGACGCCTTACTCGATGAAGGTTACATGCAGTACCAGGCCAAGCTGATGTGCGGATTAGCCGACCCACCCGATCCTGACGACGAATAGACAACCTCCAACGGCTGCCACCACCAGCCAAACGAAACACTAGGAGCACACCACATGACTGCAATTCAGATCTGCGCACTGATCGTTCTTATCCTGCTCGTTGGCCTCACCTACTGGGCCGGCTATCGCGGCGGCCTCATTGATGGTCGACTTGAGGGCATCGATGAAGGAATGGCCATTCAGCAATCCGACAACTCGCAAACCGTCCGCAACCTGGAGCTTTCGCTCGACCAGGCAAGGGATCACCACAAGCAACTGTACATCCATTATGAGCGTGCGCTGGCCGCATCGAAACTGGGAGAACCAGAACGGCAAACCCTGCTAGCCATCGCCGAAAAACTCAGGATCGCCGCTGAGACATTCGCCGCATTTCGCACCGGTAAAAAACTGGAACGAGACGCTATTGCTCTACGTGAGCAAGCGCTCGCCATGGCCGCCTTGCTGGAGCCAACAGAGCAGGAGGCCGCAGCATGAATCGCCCCCTCCTACGCCTCACCCCTCAAGCGGCCGGTGAGCTGGAACAACAGCTGACCAAGGCCTCGACCGAGCTTCGTGAAGCGACACGCTTCCGAAAGGAGTTCGACCGACAGCTGTCCACGCTGATCGGCCATGACGCCCAGCGCAAACTGAACAAAGACACCAAGAACGCTTTGCTATTGGCGGATCTGGTCAAGGAGGCCGCATGAGCCAGATTCTCACCGCCACCGGCAAGCGCTTTGACCTGTACGAACCAGATACCGATTTAATCGACCCACGTGACATCGCTCATTCGCTGGCTCACCTGTGCCGTTTCAACGGCCACACTCGTGAGCTCTACAGCGTGGCGCAACACAGTTGCATGGTCGCGGACCTGGTGCCCGAACAGGACAAGCTGACGGCCCTCCTCCACGACGCGGCCGAAGCCTATATCGGCGACATGGTGCAACCGCTGAAGCAATGGATGCATGCATACCAGGACGTCGAGCAATGGATCTGGGAGCGCATCTGCACTCGCTTCAACCTCGCCTCAGAACTACCAGCCTCTGTCCGCCACGCCGACCTTGTCGCCCTGGCAACTGAACGCCGCGACCTGATGCCAGCCGACCCGACCATCTGGGATTGCCTGATCGGCATCGACCCCACGACAGAAACGATTCGCCCATGGACAGCCACCGAAGCCCGGCTCACGTTTCACCAGCGCTTGATGGACCAACTCGCTATCGAACATCGGAGGAAAGCGGCATGAAAATGGACCAGAACACCACCCAAACATCGACCGCTTTGCTCCGCAACACCACAGGTGTCGACACGACTGAAACAAACAGCCTCTGCTGCGCAGCAGCAGGCATTATTGCCCCTCTCAGCGCCACTGCCGAGGCACTTATACCCCACGAAAAGCTGCGCGAGGCAGCCACACCTGGTGCAACGCTAATCGCTCAGAGTCGCCCGCTCGCGCAGCCTGTCGTGGGGTATAAAACCACCTCGTACACTCACGATTTGAACGCAATAAAAGAGCTTATGTGCATTCCCGGCGTCGGTCGAAAACTAGCCGGACAGATCCATGCAGCGGGCTACCGATTGACCGAGGGAGACCGTTTATGATCAACCTCGACCTCTGGACAACTGACTCTTTTGAAGACTCTGTCGCCGCAGCCTTGATCACCTGTTTTGAAACCAGAATCAAAAAAAATAAAGGAGCCGGCCCAAATACTCTTACTAAAGAGCGAATGGGCCTCATCAGAGGAATCGGTCCATATATTCCGAGCAACGACAGATTCATCATCGCGCCAAGCACAACCGGCGTTGGAGACTGGGAATTTGATGTTACCAACGACCCTTTGCCTACGATGGGATGCATTGGGTTTACCAGGACACAACAAGCCCCACCCGATGAATATGGTGGTTTTTTTCAAGCTGCATACATTCGAAAAGTCACCAGTCTACCCAAGACATGGCACAGACGTTCGGGCGGACAGTTGTATGAAATGATAATAGCCGCATCGGAAAATGATTTTATTGAAGGTGAGCGTTCTTTCTTTTGCATAACGAAAGAAGGCAAAATTATTGCTTGTGAACAACGCTTTGAACTCGCTGGTCGGTACAAAACCAGTCACGACCTCACCACGCCGGAAAAGGAATTGAAAGGTCGTGAAGCCAGGGCATCGATCGCTTTGCAATTCATAGCCGACAGCCGTTACTGCTGGACTATTGAGGCCCGTGAATCCAACTGCCTTGCTCGCTTGGGTTCTATGCCAGAGCAGATTAAATCCTTGCTGTACGCGAGATCAGTTCCACTGACCGAGACAGGACGAAAACGACCAATACTGCATTTGGTAGCAGCCCATCAGCGCCGTTTAAAAAATGGCATTGATATCGACATAACTGGATTTCTTAGAGGCGTTCAAACAATAGAGATAGGTGGCACCTACTTTACTGTTAGGCCAGCACCAGTACTGCTGCCAGTACTATCTGCGGCCAGCAGAAGTAAAGTTTCCGCGTTCGGGGAGGCAGAATGAACACAGCTTTCATCCTAATGGCCCAGTACAACGGCCAGGCCATTATCCCGCTGGAGCGGGTATGCAAGGACTACTTCACACACCTGACCACCGAAATGTTCCAGCGGAAAGTCATGGCCGGTCAGATCAAGATTCCGATTACGAGGATGGAGCCAAGCCAGAAAAGTGCCAAAGGCATTCACATCACGGACTTAGCAGCCTACCTCGACCTACAGCGTGAGGCCGCAGTCAAAGAGTGCAACCAGCTCAACGGATATCGCCGAGCCAGTTAATTCACTGCTTACCCCAGGCGCCCAGCTTCACGGGCGCCTGAATGATCTTCTCTAACCACAGCCATTTGGCATAGTGGTCACCTCGCCCTCTTAAATGGGTGTATCTACGCAATGAGTTCCAGTCCCGATGCCCAGAAACACTGGCCACTCGCGGGATATCCCAGTCCATTTCAAATAACCGGCTCACGCCGTCGTGCCGCAGATCGTGGAAGTGCAGATCTTCAATCTCCAGAAACTTGCATGCTTTCGCCCAGGCCGTTGCGATTGATGATGAGTTGTAGGGGAAAATTTCGGCACGTTCCTTCGGCATGCTCTGGAGAATGCGCCAGGCTTCGTCCGGTAGGTTGCACCAAACATCGTTGCCGATCTTCTGGCCAGGGTTTTTCATGTCCCGCACCATCACCCTTTGACGCTCTTCATCTACGTCCTCCCAAAGCATCCGGCCGATCTCGTCCTGTCTACGCGTGGAAAACAAGGCGAAGCCAGTGACTTTGAGCATGTTGATCGAACTTGGGCGACGCTGCTGAATACCAACAAAGTGCTCTAGCAGCTTATTCAGCTCTTCCTTGGTCGGCCGCCGATCCCGCTCACGGCTTTTCATGTTGTAACCCAGTTTTCTCAACACCTTTCGAGCATCCGCCATCGCGTGAGGGTCTACCTCGTATCCCCAAGCGGGTCGTGCAATCGACAGGACAGCCCCTAGATGGGCCAGATCATTGCCGGCAGTTTGCGGCTGGACACCACCGCCCTCCTTGCTCATTCGCCAGAGCGCAAAGTCCACCAACCGCTGGCTGTTGATGTCGGAATCAACGGTTTGGCCAAACTCCGACGCTGCAATGGCATTGAGAGTGGCTTCTTTGGTTTTACCCAACGGTCGAACTTTCTCCATCTCATCCAGATACTGCTTGATCATGTCCTGGACGGTGACACCCTTGCGGTTCGCTCGCTCAATTGCACCAGGTTGATCCAGCTCTGTCTCACGTCGCCGCACCCAGGCTTGAGCAGCCTGTTTCCGGGCGAAGGTCTGGCTCTCTTGGTAGACTTGCGCTCCGTCGCGGAACAGGCGTATTTGTGCCGTGTAGCTGACTGAGCCATCGGTGCGTTTTCGTGCTCTGATCGTTGCCATAGTCGACTGGTACAATTCCGAAAGTGATTGGTACAT